AAGATATCAAATGGAATATTTTTATCAGAAGCTGCATAATGTAGTTGAAAACCCTCACTTTGCAAATAGAGCATTTCAGACAACGACGGGTTTTAGTAGGCTCGGGTTGAAAAATTCCGAAGAAAGTAGGAAAAAAATGAGTCTATCTAGACGAGGGCGGCCGAGCGGAATGCTGGGTAAAAAACACAGCAAGGAAACTAAAAAACGTATAGCTGAGTCAACGAGAGGAGTTCCATGCCCATCCAGAGGTCGTAAATGGACACAAGAACGTAAGCAGAAGCACTCGGAAAACTTAAAGGGCAAAAAAGGTGTAGTACATACAGAGGCAACAAAACAGATTATTCGGGAAAAGCTATCTACGGTAACATGTTTGAAAAATATAGTCACGGGTGAATTTAAAATATTTCCATCGCAAACAGCTGCGGCCAAATTTATAGGAGTACCACAAGGTGCAATTTCAAGTTTAATTACTGGTAGAGCAAACAGGATAAAAGAATGGGGAGCTGCTGATCAAAACGGGGATTTGATCGTAAGAGATGTAACAATGGATAGAAAAACAAAGCCAATAAAATTATTGAACGTTGAAACGGGTGAAATCCGGGAATTTAAATCGGTAAAAGAAGCTGCCCAAGCGTTAAATGTATGGGATTCCACAATCTCTAAAATCATTCGAGGACGGCAACTGGTTGGACATGTTGTTGCCCCAGAGTCAGACCCAACGGACTCGAACTGAGACAGGTTCAGCGTAGATGTATCCGCTATACGGTTGAAAGACAGGAAGACTACAGGATTGAGGGTAGGCAGGTCGGCTTCTGACCGCTACTTTGGCCCTGGCGTCCCAAAACGCTTGAAATAACAGGAAAGTGACGACTGCCACCCCGGAACCACAACGACCCAGAAAGCACCTGAGAGCGGGACAGATTGACCTCGATCTGATCCCGATCGACTGGGCGTTGACCCCGCTGAACGGTAAGCGTGCATATGTCGCAGGTTGGACTCAATCTCCGTATTCGATTGAGCAGATTCAACGGGAACTTGAGGAAGGAAGAGCAACCGGTATTGGCCTGCTGACAGGACAATGGAGTAATGAAGGCGGTCTGATTTGGGCAGATATTGATGGTCCTGAGGCGATTCCGGCTTTGGAAGAGCTGGCCGGCGGACCGATTGATGTTGTCTTCCCACCGACGCTGACGATCTCATCCGGTAAGGAAGGTCGCATGCGGATGCTGTATAGCGTCCCTGCGGCGAAAATGTCGTTGCTGCCAGACAAGGCGACGATCAAAATTGGGATTCCGTCGTTTGAAATCCTGTTCCGCTCCAGGCAGGGGGCGATCATGGGCTCCCACCCGGAAACCGAGGGCTATTTCACAACTGCCCATGGTGGATTTGAGTACGCCAAAAACCCACCGGAGATGCCGGATTGGCTTTACCAGGCCATCGCAAAAGCCTTTCCGACCAACAAATACCGTAAACCCGTAACTGGTGGGATTATCACCCAACAGGTCAACATCAGCTACGAAGAGGGGTCTAAATTCCAGGTTGAAGAGATCCTGAACGAGGCGCGGGTCTACTTAGCCCACCTTGATCTTGAGCGGGCTGTCGATTACGAAGAGTGGCTGGCCATCGGTATGGCCCTCCATCAGGTTGACGACTCTCTCCTTCCGGATTGGGTGGAGTGGTCTGCGCAGGCTCCCAACTTCCAGTCTGGTGTTTGTGAGGACAAGTGGCGGACATTTGAGCGTCTGCCTGGTGGTCCTAGCCCCGAAGGTGCTCGTGGCCTGCAAACACTGCGGGCAAAGGCCAAAGAGGACGGCTTCCTTGAGCTGGGCGGCTTTGTTGTGGAGTCACCAGAAGTCCTGGCGCAGCGGGCTGCTCAACTCTTTTCGGACGATAACGAGATGCCTCCCATTAACCGGGGGATGTCCGTTCAAGATGTGGTCCGCCAGCTCGTCGGTGAACCTGACGAAGAGGATCGCCGCGAAATTCAGCAGCGGGCAGGTGGTAAAGGACAACCGAAGACCCCACCAGCGTCCTACTTGGCCGAGCAGGTCACCGGGATGATGATGGAATGGGGTTGGCTGTATGACCCCAAGTTTGATACCTTCATGTACTACGAAGATGAGAACGGTACGTGGCGAAAGGAAAGTCATCCAAATGAATACCGGCATGCCGTTCAGGACCTTTTTGTCACCGAACGTGGGATCCAGACTCCAGGGGGCTTCACCTCTCATTTGATCGCTGACGTCACCAACTTGACCAAGGCGTACCTCTGCCACAGCTATTGGGATGATGATTCTGATCGGCTGGCCTTCCGTAACGGCGTACTGGAAGTCAGCACTGGTGAATTCCTGGAGCACGACAAGGAGTACTACATCACCTGGGGTCTGGACTTTGAGTACGATCCCAGCGCTGATCCTGGTCCGATCATCGATTGGCTGAACCGGACCCAGTATGGCGATCACGAGAGGGTGCAGGTGCTGCGGGCTTGGCTCCGGGCCTGCCTCTTGGCTCAAGGCCACGAGCTCCAGCGGTTCCTCGAGGTGATCGGTCCTGGCGGTCGGGGTAAATCCACCTTCGCCAACCTGTGCTGCGCCATGGTCGGCAGCGGGAACTACGCCAGCACCACCCTCAATCAGCTCGAACAGAGTCGGTTTGAAGTGGCCTCCATCAAAGGTAAGCGTCTGACGCTGATCAACGATTCGGAGCGTTACGGCGGTTCCGCTCAGATCTTCAAGGCCCTGACCGGTGGTGACAATCTCCGCTTTGAGGAGAAGAACAAGAATGTCGGTGAACCGTTCGTGTACACCGGCATGGTCATGGTCTGTGCTAACGAGCCGATTCAGACTACGGACAACACCTCCGGGTTGAGCCGCCGTCGCCTTACCCTCGAATTTAATCGCCCGCTTTACGACAAGAGCTCGGACGCCAAGGAGATGATTAAGCTCGATCAGGGCATCGTAAAGGGCTTATGGAAGAATTATTTACCCGGCTTGGTGAACTGGGTACTGCAGATGAGCGAGCAGGAAATGCGCGAATACCTGCTGGATACTTATGAGAAGGTGCCGTCGCTTAAGCGGGTGCGCAATGAAATCTTACTGAACAGCAACAACCTGGTCGAATGGCTGCAGTCAGAGGTTGTTCTTGACGATAAGGCCGTGACCGCTGTCGGTAAGAAGATTCCCGCTGCTAAAGATGCTCAAGAACGGTACTGCAACAGCAAGTATCACCTCTATGCCAGCTACTGCTCCTATTGTGAGGACACTGGTTCGAAGCCAGTGGGTCAGAAGCGGTTCATCGCGCTGGTGATGGATTGCTGCAAAAACCAGTTGCAGCTTGAAGGTGTTCGTAGCTTCTCGAAAGGAGGGCGACCGTTTGTTAAGGGTCTTGCAATCCGAGCGTCTGATGCGAAATACGAGAAGTATCCGACGGTGCTCCCAGAGGGGGCAGATTAGGTCCCGGATCTCGGCCCGTTTTTAGGATTGTTTCCGCTCTATGATAAAAGGCTGAGTCAGTTTTACCGGCGCTTTTGAGGGCGTCTCTGACTTTCACCCAATTATCGTAAGTATGTGAGTCGATCTGACGTTACCGTATAACAACTCCATAAATTTAGATCGCTATCTTTAATTTATGGAGTTGTTAATACTTTTGTCAGGATTAACTCATTCAGCAGCCTCTTCAGCCTCTTCTTCAGTTTCCGGAGCAAACTCCAGGCTGTCGACTGCAGTCTGAACAAGCTGGGCCGACATGGCGATCAGATTGTTGTCGCCAGTAGCACGGGCAGCTGCGAAAGAGTTAATTGCTGAAACCAGCTCAGATTTTTTGCAAACCATGATGAGTAGGTGGTTTTAGGCAGTATAGCAATTAATCACCAAGGTGTGCCAGATGCATCTACCGGATTGAGGCGTTCTTGAATTTGGTTATGCAAGCCTTCTTCGATGGAGACAACCTGATCAACACCAAGAGCAGAAAGAACCCATTCGACGACCTTTTCCTCGGTCAGCTTTTCGAACGGAACAAAAGACTTTGGATCAGGATCGCCGAGACCAACA